AAGTAAGACTAAGTCGCAATAAGGACGGCACTCGGTTAAAGGACCGCTAAACCTTAATTATGAGTATTGATAACGACCAACCCGCCGAAACTGACGATACCAATCTCGACGACTTCAGTGCTGAGTTCTTTGGCGAGAGCAAGGCCGATCCGGACGACGCCAAGCCGGAAGAGGACGTAGATAAGGAAGACAGTGACGACGCGCCGCCTCAGGCTGATGAGGATACTCAAGACGAAGATACGACTGACGACGAATCCAGTGATTCGGATGAAGGTGAAACTGAAGAGGAAGACGAGCCTGAAGAGGCCCCGAAGCCTAAGAAGAAGACCGCTCAGGACCGTATCAGCGAGCTTACTGCCGCACGACGTGAAGCTGAACGCAGGGCAGATGCCCTAGAAGCCCGCCTCGCTGCGCTAGAGAAGCCCGCACCTAAGGATGAAGAAGCTCAGGCCACCACCTCAACAGAGGTTGCCGAGGTTTCTCCTCCCAAAGCTACTGATCTGAACGACGACGGTACTGAGAAGTATCCGCTCGGCGAGTTTGATCCGAACTTCATTACTGATCTGGCCGACTTTCGAGTGGAGCAACGCTTCGCTGAACGGGAACGTCAGGAACAGGAGAAGGCGGCTCGGGCTAAGCAGGACGAAGCAATGGGTGAGCTCGAAGCTCAGTGGAACGGACAACTAGAAACCGCCCGGGAGCGTTACCCCGATTACAACGACAAGATCGCTGATCTTCAACCTGTATTTTCTGATGTCGATGAACACTACGGAGACTACCTAAGCAACACCCTGATGAGCATGGAGAAGGGAACGGATATCCTGTACTATCTCGCTGACCATCCCGAAGAAGCAAGACAGATTGTAGACAGTGGTCCTCAGAAGGCTACTATTCTACTTGGTCGTCTTGAAGCTCGGTTCATTGAGTCGGAAGATAGTGCGCCTCCGCGTCGTGTAAGTAAGGCACCGGCCCCGCCGCCCGCTAACAAGGGTTCGTCGGGTGCTCGTACTGCTGTAGCTCCAGACACGGATGATTTGGACGCTTTCGAAACCCTATTCTTTAACAAGAAGTAATTCGTCATCGTCCTTTCAAAACTCATAATTAAACTTATCTTGAAAGGATAGTTAATGGCTACTGTAACAGTAGATCAGGCAAAGCTGGTTCTCAATTCGTTTGCCGCGATCTTCCAGAATAACCTCGTCTCGAAGGAACTCGTGACGTGGAATAAGTTTACCGGCGAAATGAACGACCGTAACGGTCTGACTGTGGTTGAGCAGGTTGCTCCCGACTACACCACGACCTTTACGACTGACGCCGTCAACGACCTCTCTGCCGGTGTGCAGGACACGACCTTTGGTTCGGAACAGTACGGCCTCCGTCAGGTGGTTGGTTCCAGCATGGGTTGGGGCGACTTCGTCAAGATTCGTGACATCGGTGCTGCTCGTGAGAGTGAAGCACTGAAGGCTGCGGCTCTTCGTCTTGCGATGGACATCGACTCGTACATCATTGGCTTCGCTGCCAAGGTATCGAATAACTGGACCGGTGACGGTTCGAGTGCTGTCGGTACTTGGGACGCCGTTGCTTCGGGTGTTACGCGGTTGATGAACGAGGGTGCCGGTGATGCCGACATCCGTGCCGTTCTTGGTTATGCCGACCGTCAGGCGCTAGGTTCCGACCTAGTTGCTGATGGCGCTGCCTCGACTGCATCGCTTGCCGGTGGTACGTACCGTCAGGGCTTTGCTGGCACGGTGGCGGGTGTTCCGACGCTGTTTACGCAGACTCTGCCGATCCTCACGGTTGGTAGTCGTACGCAGGTTGCTGCGCTGACTGCTGGTACGGCTCAGTCCGCTACCACGTACGCCAGTGTCGCTATCTCGGGTGCTCCGGGTCAGTACATGTCTCAGATTCTGAGCATGAACGGTCTTGGTGCGGCTGGCACGATCAAGGATGGTGAAGTCTTCACTATCGCTGGTGTGTTCGCCTACGACAACCGCTCGAAGAAGCAGCTCGACCATCTCCAGCAGTTCCGAGTAATCGGCGACGTTACTGCGGATGGCGCGGGTGCTGCGGCTTCGGTCCGTGTCTACCCCGCGATCATCACGTCGGGTCCGTACCGTACGGTTGGTCAGGCTGCGGCTAACACCGCTGCTGTCACCTTCATGGGTGCTCCGAATGCCGTCTTGAAGCCCCGCTTCCTGATGAACAAGAGCTCGGTGATTGTGAACACTGCCGACCTCATCATGCCCGCCACTGGTACTGCTCAGCGGAAGTCGCTGTCGCAGATTCCGATGTCGGTCCGGATGTGGCAGGATTCGAACTTCTCGACTGGTGAACACCGTATCAGGTTTGACGTTGCCCTTCAGGCTAACGCTGCCGCTGGTGGTCGTCGTCGTTCGGTTCGTATCAACGGATAATCACGACTAACTACTGACTACTCCCCGGTGGTTTCGGCTGCCGGGGAGCCTTTCTGAAGTTCACACAGGATAACCGCATGTCTGCAATTCTACACAGGATCGAGCAACGCCGCCTTATCGATAGTAACGGTATCGCGGACGGAGCTTCGATCTTTTTTTATGAGTCGGGTACTTCGACGCTCGCTCCGATCTACTCGGATGCGGGCCTTTCTGTATCTATGGCTAATCCTGTCGTAGTCAACGCAGGTGCGGCAGTTCCTGACATTTACCTCGACGACTCCGTTGAGTATCGTCGGGTTATTACCTACCTCGACGGAACGACTGAAGACACTGACCCTTATCTACAGATGGCTGACATCAGTACTACGGGCCTGTCTTTTACCGCTGATGGTACGGGTGCAATTACTCGTAACCTACAAGCTAAGATTGGTGATACCCATGTCGATGCCCTTGATTATGTAACGCCCGGTGATAGCGCAGCGGCACAGACGACTGGTTTTACTAACCTCTTTAACGCCGCTCCTGCTGGTGCGAATATTCACTTCCCGAATCAAGGTACGTTTAAAACCAATACTACGATTACGATAACGAAACAAATCAACATCCACGGCAACGGTTCTCAGTTGTGGGGTCTTACCGGGAATGCGACTCAACCCACACTTAAGTACGCTGTCACTACTGCTTCTAATGGTAACGGCGACGTCCGACGTATGCTGCTTGAAAACCTTGATATACTTTCTGTTGACATGAGCACTGGTGCCACTGGTCCGGCGTTGATGGCTACTAGTCCTGTCGGTATGCATCAACTTGTACTTCGTGGTTGTTATTTGTATACGGCTTTGACTACGGCTTACGCAGGGGTTCTTCAGAGCGATATCTTTGCTGTCGCTAGCGGGTCTGAACAGTTCGCTACCAGTCTTCAGGATTGCACCGTCTTTAACGGCCTTCACCTCAACAAGCTTTCAGACACCTTCCGGTCTGTCCGGACCAACTACCTCGGCACTAAGCGTAATCTCATTGACGTGACGTCTGGTGCGTTCTGCCATCTCTTCGATCATGACAACGCTCAGGCAACTGAGGGTTATATGAAGATCATCGGCGGGTCGCAGATCAACGTCATCGGGGCACAGGTCGAAGGCAACGCCACGTCTGGTGCTGCCATTGAAGTCGATGCCAGTACGTATGATATGGGCGGACTTCTGTTCCAGCGTATTAACTTCGGTGCTGGTCCGGCTAAGCATGTTATCCTCAAAGGCAGTAAAAACCTTTCGAATGTGGAATTCGATGGTTGTGTTTGGGGTCTGCCCACTACTTACGATATCGATATTCAGGCCGCAACCGTACGTGACACGCTCATCCGTCGCAACCAATACGCCCGCAACGACCGTATGGCTACTGGCTTTGCTCCTGACAATGCAAGCTATGCAGCAGCAGAGGCGGTTAAGACGGGTTCGCATGACATGACCGACCTACTTCTCATCAATGATACCGGCACTGGTACTCGTGGTATCTGGCAACCTTCGACGAAGATGACGTTTAATGCGGGCTGGATCAGTGATGGTCAATTCAAGTTCATGAAGGACGAGTTCGGTATGGTGCATTGT